TTATCATTCCCGAGATTTGTTCACATCTAACGGGAGATGAGACTAGTGAGACACCTAACCTTGCGTAACATTATTAAGTATAACAACCCGCATTTGCGGAGGACATATTATGGAAAATATTGAAGAAGACAACATTGATACCGATGAGGCACCAATTGGAGCGACTGGCTTTGCAGCCATACCGATCCACTTTCGTCCTGGAAAACAGACCGAGAAGCGATTTAAGCTTGTAATACCTGGCCTTGAGCCACCCATTGCATTCTTTATCCTTTCTGGGGATGAATTCGAGGATTTGGAGCTGACACAAGTCAGCCAAGAGGACATCGACAGTGTAGCAACTGAACCTACGGGCGATATTGTTACCCCTGATGATGATACAGTCATTACTGATGACGAAGATAAGATTGAAATTGATTCTGTAGAACCCATGAATCTTGAGGACGTCGAAGACGCCGAAAAGATGGAGGAGGAAGCAGAAGCGATCGATCGTATAATAGACGACGCTACTCCAGAAGGAGCAGAAGACGAAATAATGTATTTAATCGCAATTGAACCTGACACGGAACCGGCGTTCATAGAATTCACTTTTAACGAAGGGGAATCTAAGGACGAGGGCGTTTCCAGAGCAGCTGAAGAATATCCGGAATATAGAGTTGGTACTCTTGAAGACGTAGATAAACTGAAAGCTACCGCACCGTCACCAGATAAGGATTACTGAGACGATGACATCGTGCCACAGGTTAGGTCTGATAGAAAACAACGAGCAACTGCTTTATGTAAACAGTTGCATTAACGGGTGAGTTCATGGCTTTTGGTTTTACACCGAAGGTTGGTACAGACCGTGACGAGCAGAAAGTTAGAGACGCAAAAGGTTTGGAAACCATAAAGCGCAAGCTAGCGAATTCAATTCTATCTAACAAATTATTAGCAGAAGGCGCTATTATCATTGAAAATGATGATATGCCTGATAAACAAGTAGGTCAGCTTTACCGCGCACAAGTACGTTTGCACAACGGTTCAGATGAGGAGTATTTAACCGCTCTAGGTATGAAAGCCAAGAAGGACACAAATACACGACTCACACTGAATGGTTTGGCGAAGACGGGCATCAAGTTCGCACCACCGACCATTGCCGAACACTGGACGGACGAGATCGAAAAGATCGACGTCTCCCGTGGACGCATGGACGCTGAAGGTTTCGCTGACAGGTTAACTCCCTATATTTATAATGAGTCTACAAAATCTGGGTTTGACCCCAAAATGAAAGACACATTTACTGAGTATTGCAAGAAGGTTTGGAACAACATGGCTATTAGCTATACTGCTCCAGCAACACCTCTTGCTGATTATGAAACGTGGAAGGCTCAACTCAAGAGCGGAACCAATTCTGGTGATCCACTATATGAATCGTTGACTAAAGAACAGTGGACGAATACTTACATACCGCAACTTATGCCAAAAGTACGCGAGATCGCAACAACAAGCGAACTCAACATTACTGATTCCCCTTGGGATCGTGGCACATACACCTTGTTCGGACGAACGCCTAATAGGCCTGTCCATGGTGTAAGCGCGCTCGAAAAGCTCGTTGGTGCGAAAGTAAACTATGATTTAACCGCAGGACTAGGCGGTGGCAACTACCCCCACATGGCATGGATGAGTTTGGACAAACTTTTCATGCGCATGGCGAGACCGATGGCAGAAGTGGAGACAACAATCCACGAGGACTTTAAATGGTTCGACGCCTTCGTAGGTACTGAGATAGCCACAGCCGTCTATGATGGATTCGTTGAAAGTACGTTTATGCGTAACCAGCCCGAGAACAGGAACATATTAATGTTTCTCCTCAGACAGCTGACTACGCCGACTTTCATACGGATTGCTCCGGATAAATTATTAAAGATGAAAGCAGGACTGTACTCCGGTACCCCTGTAACACAACTCTTCGGAAGCGTTGTGCATGGTGCATACCTCGAATTGCTTAGGCATGAGAGAGGAGTAGGCATTACCGATTATTGCGTATTAAGCGATGACGGTATGTGTACTTTTGACGGCACAAAAGCACAAGGCTTAAGAGCTGTGAAGAACGAATTCAGTGACTTAGCTACTGAAATCGGCATGAAAATTAGCGCAGAGAAATCATATGTTGCTAACATACGTGAGCTTACAACAATGTATACTCCAACTGGCGGAGATCCGATAGTACGCCATGACGTAGGACCTTTCTTACAGAAGTATATTCAGTACGACGATCCCATAAACCATAGTTTTGGGAACGTACCGCGACTGATTGCTTCATTGAAAGGAAGAGAGAGAGACTTTGAACGAGAGAGCCATGAGCAACTCGTTTCACTACTGCCCGGCTTAAGACAAGCAAATAGAGGCGACAGAAGCACCTTAGTAGAATGGGTTCCCGATATGTGGCGAACCCTAGAGGTACTCGCACAGGTAAGACCTGGGTATCCACGAGTGCGCGAACTAGTTCGCGGCATCGTACGAGTGTACCCTAACTTCTGGAATAGATTCGACAGACTAGTCGACGCTGCTGATGCTACTGGCGGGAAGCTGTTTGATACGGCAACTCCTCGTCCTGGCGGAGCCAGCGATAAGGGAACTACCAGGTGGTTGGTAGAGTACTTGCAATCCGAGCGTTCTAACGGTCGGATGCCCAAAACCGGTAATAGTACATCTTCACGGGCCAAGTAGAATCTATTAGATAAACAACGAAGAAAGAGGAAACATTACATTTAATAAGTACGAAGTAGTCAACACTACTTGAATACCCTTAACTCACAAGTCACGAGCATACGTCAGAATGGCGATTTGCATTTTCGTGGGCGAAAGCCCC